CTTCTTATCTGTCTAGTCATAGGCAGGTTAGCTAAAAAGAGTAGATAAAAATAAAAAGAGAAACAGGAGGTTTCTCTTTTTTAATTTCTAAAATCAGAATTTTCTTTTTCTTTTTCCTTAACTATTCTTTCAATTTCGTCTTTGTTACAATTTAGTTTTCAATCATTGTTAAAGAAATATTTTTCACATTTTCTAAACAATCTTTGTCCTTTTCTGATACTATTTTCAAAACTTCATAACAAGTCATTTATTCTTCACTCCATTCTGCTATGTCTTCTAAATCTTCACTTGAATTCTCACAATTATGACATACGAATTGTTCTATTTCTTCATCAAGTTCGGAAAAAGTTATAATATTCTGATATTTATCTAATTTCACTTCATTTCTTTTCATAATATATTCAATATCAAATACATTACAATAGCAATTTCTACATCTCCATCCCATTTTGTTTCCTCCTGTTTGCCGAAATTTATTCTTTTTGTTAATTTCTCAAAACTTTACTTTTTTCAGACCCTTTTGGTTTACATCTTATAATATCTTCTTTTCTTCTTTTGTCCAGTGTCTCATTCTTTTCCTTTCCATCGTTTTGCTAACACCAGAAAAACGATTGAAATTTTATTTTTCCTTAAAGGCCCTGAAATGCCCAGGATAAACTTTTTTAAGTTCCTTTACCTCTTCTGCAGTTTTTATTTCAAATGGTTCAACGTAGATTTCCCTAAGTTTTGACATTAGTTTTTTTCTTCCTCCGCCTACTCCATGATCTACTCCAATATGCCATTCAGCAGACAACGGAAGATATGAATTGCCTATTCCTTCATCAAAGCGGTACCCCCCTAAGGCTCCTGCAGATTTTGATATATGTGCCAGCTGGGCATTTGGCTTTCCAGTAATGACACAGATTTTCTTTTTAAGCATCCAATAAACCCATTTCCGGTTATTCTGTTTTTTATAAAGTTCATGAATTTGTTTCCACATTGGAATTTCTTTATCCATGAAGTAATCAAACAAGAAATTAGTAAACTCTACAGCCTCCTGATTTGTTACCAGCTTTAAAGCAAGACTGAAAGTCCCTTCAAGCTTTATCAGTAAAAGCTGCATTTCTTCAATTATAAATTTCATAAGGCTATCCAGGATTATTTTTGCCTTGTTTCTGTTCGTATATTTCTTTTCAAGAACCTCTATTATCTTTTTTTCCAGCTTTTCATTCAAATTTCTGAAAGGCTCGTAGTTTTCTAAGCTCTTTCCACTTGATCGTATATATAACTTTTTTAATTTTTCCTTGGCCTGAAATCTGAAATAATCTGAAATTCTTGGTTTCTCCTTACTGGATAAATTGTTTATATCTTTATTTGCTAAATGATATGCAAAACAATCAATGAACCAGTATATAAGTTCCTGATTATCTCTACTCATCATTTTTACAGACATCAGTAAGGCCCCCTTATATTCCTAGAAATCTTTTCCAAAAAGGTTTTCTATTTTTTTCCATGTATTTCCTTTTTTCTGTTTCACTTTCAAACCACACGAAGTTTCTTTCAGCCATCAAAAAATCATTTTTTCTTTGCAAAAAGTCAATCACTCCTTCAAGAACTTCAATGATTTCCTTTTTCTTTTTTTCATTTACTAGCTTTATTTCACCACTTACCAGTTCATTTACCCCGTTAATATTTATCAAATTGTATTGATTTCCATTCACTCCATCAATAGGGAATTTGATTATATTTTCTTTGCTGACTTTTTTATTTACAACATTTTTGGTACTTTTATAGCCAAACAGATCTGCAACATCTTTGGCCAATAAGTAAACCTCACAGTTATATATTTTGCCTCTCACTATTTTCCCTTTGCATTCTACTTTTTCTAAATAATCTAATACCATTTTATTCCTCCTAGTGTTTTTATTATTCTAATGCTCCTGCATATTCATCTAACATTGCATTAAGTTCTTCTTTTTTCACCTGAAAATCTGTAAAAAATGCTGAACTTTTTGTAAAATGTTTGTTTTCTTTAGTATGCAAAAATCCATTCGGAATTAGTAATATGTAAGATTTTTCCAATTTTTTATCCTTGTTTCTATTTTTTTCATTTTCTAAAAAAATTACATATAAATCAGCTCTTCCATTACATCTTGCAGTCCAGTGTCTTGCTTTTGATTCCTTATTTCTACGACTTTTATAACATGAACTAAATTTCACATCTATTGTTATATTTTTATACATAAAATCATATTTTGGATTATTTACTTGCCAATACCTGTTAGCATCTACTGCTTCAGGCACAAGTTTCTGAAAATATTCTTCTGCTTTTCCTCCAAGTCTTGCACTTTCACTTCCGTATTTTATTTTATCCTGTATTTTTAATACACCACTTGATAACAGTTTTATATGTGCCACTAATGTAGGTAATCCACTTTCCTTTACTGCCTGATGGAAATTCCCGCATTCCTTGTATATTTCCACAATATCTTTTTTCATAATTTTCCTCTCTAAAATAATTTTAATTCCTCAGCTTTATATCTCACAATTCCTGTTTTTTCTGCTTCCATAAATTCCTTTTCAAAATCTCTTAAAAACTTCTTACGTCTTTTTATTTTGTCTTCAATATCTATTTTTGCTCCAAATTCCATTTTCAGAAATAGATCTGTTCTCAGACTCTTCTTAAAATTTTCAAATTCAACCTGTTCAATTTCATCATTCAGCAAAGTTTCATCTATTTCTTGTTTTTCTTCTTCTTTTACAAGATAAGTACTTATACTTAAATTAAAATCATTTTCTCTGATTTCTTCAAAACTAACAAATCTTTCTAATTCATTTTCCGAATCTATCATTCGTATATCTTTAGTTTTTTTATTTTTTCTAAGAATAAATACCAATGTTGCAATCTTCGTATCTGTAAATTTATTTCCTTCAACATGAATAACTGTATCAATATAATTTTTTTCAACCAGATACTGCCTTAAATCTTTTTCCCGATTCTTTCTATATGCTATACCTGGAAAATTTAATACAACTGCCACTCCATTATCTTTTAGCTTTGCTAAAATATGAAAGATAAACATATAATCTGCTTTACTTTCAGGAGCAAAGACTGGCATTTCTCTAAATCTTTCATCCGTCTTTAAATTTTCTGTTAGCTCATACTTTATACTAAACGGAGGATTTGCAACTATTGTTCGAAATTTTTTTCCCTTGAATTTATCTTCCTGAATTGTATCTCCAATTTCTCCAATAAAATTCACAAGACTTTCTTTCGCAGAATTTAAAGCAAAATCATTTATTTCTTGTCCATATTTTTTGATATTGTCTGGAAATACTGACAACAATGAACCATGTCCACAAGTCGGATCATATACTTCATCGTATTCAATGTCTATAAGACTTTTCAGATACTCTCCTAATTCAGGCGGAGTATAAAAAATCCCTTTATTTTTGAACTCTGATTTTATATTTTTAAGATTAAAATCATTCATTAGTCCTCCATAATTTCTATTTTTGATAATATCTCCAAAACTTTCTCCAGTTCAGGATTTCTAAAACCATAGCTCAGATAATCAACTGGACTTCGGTAATGATGTCTGTTTGCTGCTATGTGTTCCCTGCAGGCCCTTTCAGTTAAGAAAGCATTCACATATACATGCTCATAATCTCCGCCATAGCACTTTAAATCTAATGAATCATTGTCCAGTTTTTCTAATTTCAATGAATTGATTTCCCCGACATCTTCTGAATATTCTTCATCATAATCAGCAAGCAGGACATCTTTCAACTCTTCCAGTCCTTCATCGTCATATGTGTATATTCCAAGACTTTCTCCATCACGGACTGCTTCAAAATAGTTTCCATCTCCATCAATTGACGGAACAAATCTATCATGTTGTATCTGATAAAATCTTGGATTTGCAGTTACTCTATTGTCTTGTGTATTTAGTTCATGTTTCAGTTCTTTCAGAAATTTTACATCTTCTGCTGTTAAATTATTTATTTTCATTCGTCCTCCTTCTTTAAAGTCATCAGATCTTCAATACTGACATTGTCTATGCAATGTTGCAATCTACTTTCAGGTATCATTCTGCTTTCCCTGGTTGTATCCTTTTATTGATTCTCCATTTCTCTTCTTGTAATTACTTATTCTATTCATGAAATTACTTAATTCTTCTACAGATGCAGTTTTAATTTCATGTAGATTTCCATTTTCATCCCATACTTGCCGATAATATAATCTGACTTTCATTAGTTTACCTTTTTCATTTTTTCAATAATTTTTATATTTTTCCCAATTTTTTCCTTGAGTTCAGCTTTTTCTTTCTGCAATTCAAGCTCCATTTTTTCAATCTTTTTGAATCTTGCATTCATCTGCTTGTTTTCTTTTATAATCTCTTCCAGTTTTTTCACTTTCATTTCTGCTCTCCTATCATTTTGTGAGTATTTTCAATTAAGTTATTCTGCTGATTATTTACTCCTATGTCAGAATTTGTAATATATTTGATTTTCATTGTCCCATTTCCATTATCATGAAGGCCCAAGTAATTCTGACTGACATTTCTAGGAAGTTTCCAGTATGCTCCATAAATTTTTTCAAAATTATTGTATTTGAATAAATCCTCAAATTCATTCTGTTCCATAGCACATATTTTTTGCCATCCTCCAGCACTGTCTATCAATGCATGAATTCCTTTATCATCAAATTCAACACTTTGATAGATTCCATATTTCCTGATTGCAAATAATATTTTTTCCCTCGCCATCTGCATTCTTAAATTCATTAGCTCCTTTGTTTCTCCCAATGCATTTTCCCTTATTTCTGCAATCTTAGGCATTTTCTGAAAATTTCTTGTCCGGATTATTTCAACATATGCACTGTTAAGCTGCTCAATTGCCAGATCTTTCAAACCTAAAAAATATATACTTTTCATTTCCTTTGACATTACTGGCTCCGGATAATATTCCTGGTACTTCACAAAAGCTTGAGTAAATTCTTCTAATGTCATTGTAATCCCCAGCCTTTCAGAGTATCCATTACATCCTCTTCCGTTAGATCGATTTTTTTCCTTCCAGTTTTATCAGTTTTTATACCGCTTGCTTTACTTTCATTTTTGTTTTTATATCCATCTTCCAGTAATTTTATGAACTTTCGTTCTTCAATAAAATCATCAAATGTCATCTGCCAGTTACTCGTTTTTCCCTGTAAGAAATCAGATTCTTTGATTTTTTCCAGAGCTTCAGTTATTTCTTCAATTGTATATTTTTTTAGAAGTACATCCATTTTTCGTTTACGTTTATCTGTTAACATTTTGATTTTTGATAAACCAAGTTCTTCTGCCAATTCATTCCAAATAACATATATATATTCTTTTTTATTTATTCTTATTAATTCATTCTTATTGTATTTATTCTTTATTGTGTCCCTTTTTGGTACTGGGGGTAGTGACATTTTGGTACTGGTGTAATCCCTTTTTGGTACTGGGGGTAGTGACATTTTGGTACTGGTACCAGTACTTTTTTGGTATTGGTTTTCAATAT